CAAGACGCAGCCTATGGGCGTGGTTCACGGCGGGGAATACGTCTTCAGCAAGGCAGCGGTCAATCGCATCGGTGTCGGCAACCTGGAGGCCATGCACCGCCAGCTAAAGGGCTACTCGGAGGGCGGCATGGTCGGCGGTGCAGCCGGTATGCCTTCCGCAGCATCGCCTTCGGTGCAGGTTGTGGTGATCGACAACGAAGAGAAGTTCGGCCAATACCTTGCCGCCAACCCGCGCGCGGAACGCGAAGTGATGTCAATCGTCAAGCGGAACGGCGGCTGATCATGCCGGAACTGTGGCCTTTCCGCCCGGTGCCAGCCAGCACCGAAACGCTGGCATGGGAAACCAACGTAATCAAAACCCCCACCAGTGAGCGCCGTATCAGCATCCGCCCGGCGCGGCAGGCGATCACCTATAGCTACCTGTTGCGCGACGAAGAGAACGCAGAAGCGGAATGGCTGGTGCGGAACTACCCGCGCGGCGATTGGTGGGTGCCGCTGTGGTTTGAAGCCAGCCCGGCTCAATCCTTCACCACATCGCAGACGGTCCTGACGGTTGACACGAACGCGCATTATTTCGCGGGTGATAGCCTCGTGATCTGGGAAAGTTGCACAGAAACGACCATCCGCGAAATTGCATCTGTAGCTGAAGGGGAAGTCACGCTTACGGCGGCAGTCGGATCTGACATTGCGAAGGCCATTGTCATGCCGCTGCGGACGGCTTGGATGGAAGGCGGCCTGCGGCAATCCCGCATCCGTGAGCGCGGTATCACTGACGTTGCCGTGACCTTCCAAGTTAGGGACGTTAGCCCGGCGGGTGAAAGCCCTTGGCCGCAGTATCTAAGCCTCGACCTTGTGACCAAGTGCGGCACGGTTGAACCGCTGGCAGCGGCCATCGCGCCGGTTTTCAACATCATTGACAACGGTTCAGGGCCGGTTGCGCTGGAACCGCAAGACGAGTTCATCGCTTCGCGTCATAGCATGTCCTGGCGGCTGCAATCCAACCTGTGGGAGCGGCGGCAATGGCTGCACTTCATCCGGGGCCGGGATCGGGCTTTCTGGCTGGCAGACTGGCAGAAGGATTTCACGCTTGTCAATCCAATCAGCGCGGCAGGCACCACAATCACGGTGCGCAAGATTACCCCGGTTGCCGCCGATCTGATCGGCAAGCACATCCTGATTGATGACGGCACCAAGACGACGCGCCAGATCACGAACGCGGTCAATAGCGGGGCTAATCAGGTGCTGACCATTGCCGCAGTCGGGCGGGATATCGCGGCGGCCAAGATTAGCCTTTTGCGCAAGGTCCGGTTTGATAGCGATGTGCTGGAATTGGCGCACCAGCACGGCTTCTATACCGCAGTCCGTATCCCCTTGGTCGAGGTGCCAGAATGAGCCTTGCAGCCATCGCGGCATGGGCCAGCGGATCACGGCCCTATTACCTGTATCTATTCCAGCGTGGGTCTGTGCAGTGGCAACTGACCAACATCGCCGGCCCTGTGACAAAGACCATAGCAGGCGCGGCAAGCCCCACTTGGACGCCGCTTGCAATCTCGCATGACCGCATCCCCGACAGCGATCAAGCTGCCCGCAGTGAGTTAAAGGTGACGGCCCCGCTTAGCAGCGATATCGCGGCGGATTCAGTCGGGAACCTCGGCTTTGATGCCTTGTCCATCACGATCTACAAGGGCGATGCCAACTCGGAAGAGGTTATTGCGGTATTCAAGGGGCGGGTGCTTTCCGCAAATCCGCAGGACGATGGGCAATGCGTCTTTAGTTGCATGACCGAAATCGCCGCCTTGCAGCGTAAGGGCCTTGCGGCTGTCATCCAGCGCCCTTGCCGCCATGTCCACTATGGGCGCGGCTGCGGTCTGGTGCTGGCTGACTGGCAAGTGGAATTGCCGGTTGCCTCGATATCTGCAGACGGCAAGACAATCTCGATCACCGGGGCAAATGCGCAGCCGAATGACACCTACCGGCTTGGCACTTTTGAATGGGATGGCCGCTTCGAAATGATGCTGACCCATTCCGGCAACACGGTGACGCTGGTCAATGCCATCCCCGGCTTGGTGGCAGCAGTTGGCTTGGGCGCGGTGGATGTAAAGATTGCGCCCGGCTGCCCCTTGTCGCGCGCCGTCTGCAATGACCGCTTTAGCAACGTGCTGAACTTCGGCGGCTTTCCGTTCATATCCGACAACATCTTTGACGGAAGGCAGTTGTTCTAATGTGGGGCTTTTTCCTTCGCATCTTTACGGCGGTAGTCCTGACCGGGATCTCGGCCTATCTGTCGTATCGCAAGCCGGAACAGCCAGACCCTGGCACACAAGACGATCTAGGCAACCCGCGCGCCGATGAAGGCACCGAGATTGCCAAGGTCTTTGGAACGGTCAACATCGCTGATCCGCAGGTTGCATGGTTTGGCCATTTCCGCACTGCGCCCATTATCAAGGTGCAGGGCCGCCGGTATGGCTTGTTCGGGCCAAAGAACCGGCAGACCATCGGCTTTAACTATTTCCTTGGCATTCACTTTGTGGCCTGCCTCGGGCCGGTGGACTTCATCAACCGCATTCGGGTGGACAAGCGGGTTGCATGGTCTGGCACAGCATCGGGCGGGACCATCACCATTCAACAGCCAAACCTGTTTGGGTCTAGCGAACGTGAAGGCGGTATCTCTGGCGTCCTTGAAGTCCTGTCAGGCGCAGACGACCAGCCAGCCAGCGCATACCTTGCGGCCAACGCGGGCGGGCCGACGCCAGCTTATCGCGGCGTCCTGTCGCTTGTGCTGCGGCAGTTCTACATCGGCAACGCACCAACCTTGCGGCCTTGGGATGTGCGGGTGTCGCGCATTTTCAACGTGGACCCTAACTATAACGCGGGGGCGCAGTGGTATCCTGAAAAGGCGGCAATCCCTCGCGGCGCGGCTGTGCCGATTGCAAGCTACACTTTTTCGCTGTCTGGCGGGGCAATCCCGCCGCTGGATCGCGACCCTGCGTCAATCGTGGCCAATGATGACGGCTATGTGATCAACGCCAGCCCTAACGATGTGGTGTTGATCACGCCCATCATGCCGCCATCTGGCGGGGGGTTTGGTTCGGGCAGCGCGTTCAATATCGCAATGGACCCGGCAGCGAATGGGAACTGGATTTGGCGGCTTGTCGTCCTTGGCGATGATGACCCGGACGAAATCCAAGTGGTCAACGGGACGCCGGTATTCACCAGCGAAGACACCCCGGAAGAGGCTCTGGCTGTGGCGCAAGCGAACGCGCCCTATCAGGTCACGGGCTATTCGCGCTATCGCTTTTGGGTCGCCCTAGATGGCAGCACCTTGGAACTTGCGCCAGAGTTTGGCGGCCTGTCTGCGACCGTGCAGGTAATCCAAACGCAACAGGACATGAACCCGGCGCATATCCTGCGCGAAATCCTTCTCAGCCCTGACAGCGGCGGCACGGGGATTGAAGCCGAAGCCGGGGACACTTGGGAAGCCGCAGCGGATACGCTGTTTGATGAAGGCTTCGGCCTTTCCATCGCATGGCGCGGCGCGACTGACCGGGCCGACTTCAAGCGGGAGATTGAACGCCACATTGACGCCCGGTCCTATGTGGACCGCCGCACCGGCCTGTGGGAAATCAAGCTGATCCGGGATGACTATGACGTAGAGACGCTGCCGGTCTTTGACACAAGCAACGTGGCTTCATGGGCAGATATCAACTTCCCGCAGCCGAATAGCTTGCTTAACCAGCTTGTGGTCACCTGGAATGACCCTGACAAGGAAGAGAAGACCAGCCTGACCATCAGCAACCCGGCGCGCATCCGCATGGCCGGTAGCCAAGTGTTCCAAGAGAAAGTCGAATATCCCGGCATCCAGCGGGCAGACCTTGCCGGGCGGGTTGCCATGCGTGACCTGTCCACCCGATCCGCGCCTTTGGTGACCGGCGAGTTCGTGACCAAGAATTTCCCGACCGATCTAAACCTTGGCTCTGTCATCATCGTTAACAACCCGCGCCTTGGACTGGACAACAAGGTTGTGCGCATCCTTGAAATTGATGACGGCAACATGCGGGACAACCCGGTCCGGGTGAAGTTTATAGAAGACAAGTTCGCAATCGGCGACGAAAGCGCGCTTGAAATCGAGATCCCCGAGCCGGAAGACTTCACGCCGCAGCCGGTAAGCCCGCGCGTTGTGGAAGAGGCCCCGCTGTATCTGGTGAATGAACGCTTGGGCGAACCTAACGCTGATGTTGTCTTTGCGGATGACCCAGAGGCGGGCTTTCTGTTTGTCGCTGGCGCTGCACCTACTCCGATTTCAAACGAGGCGCTTGTCTTGCGAGACAGCGGCGCGGGATACGAAGAGATTGACACCATCAGCTTTGTGCCGGGCGCGACTACGCTCGGCCGCATGACCAACCGGGCCGACCACGGCAAGGTGGTTGTGCAGAGCGGAGACGACCTGACAGCGGTTGCTGTGGGGTCTCTAGCATGGGTCGCCGGGGAACAGGTGGCGGTCGATCTGGTGGAAACTGGCGACACTTCAGCGCCCGGCGATTATTGGGAACCTACGCTTACGCCGGATCTGGACGTGTTCACCGTCACTTTCACGCGCGGCGCGCTGGACACGGTGCCTGCCGAACATGCCGCTGGGGCGCAGGTGGTGTTTTACGGCGAACTTGGCGCGCTAGAGGATGACATTCAAACCGATGGCCACAGCCTTGACGTGAAGCTGCAAACCATCACAGCGCGCGGCGTCCTGCCCCTTGCGGATGCCCCGGTTGACACGGTGGCATTCGCATCCCGCGCCTTGCGGCCATACCCGCCGGGCGATTTGCGGCTTGATGGCGAATATCAGACGGAGCCTTTCTCTTCGGCGGATGGCTACGAACTGACTTGGGAGCATCGGGACCGCTTGGCGGGAACGCTGATCGGGCACCAGGCTGCCGGGCCGGGAACGCCAGAGGCTGGCACAAGCTACGTTGTCACGGTCGAGGCGCTAGACGGCGATCTAGACGTGCTTAGCACCCTGACTACCGAAGATGTAGGCACAGACCTGTCCTATGTCTGGACTCCAGTTGCCGCGCCGTCTGGCACCTTCGCGGTGCGGTTTAGCGTTGGGTCGGTGCGGGCGACTATCGAAAGCTGGACCCGCCCAAGCATCATCGCGCTTTTGAGC